CGAGTACGACTTTAATATACGGCCACGCAATGGTAAAGCCGTCGCTCAGTAGTTGCCATGCAATCGTCATGGCTTGGAATGCTAAGACGAGCACGTCGCGCACCAATGTAGCCAACGCTCCCAACTGCGCCGACAATGCTTCAAGATATCCAACCATTACAGGCGAAGCCAAGTATTCACTGATTGCACCGCCGGCGCTGGTCATCGCGGTCAGGAACACCGTGCCGAAGGTTGTCGCCGCGTCGGTCAATGGTTGCAAGAAGACGAGTACCGTCGCGAGTCCACCGCTCAGCATAGCCAGTACGCCGGGTATGCCTGCGATGGCATTGCGGATTGTGTCGAAGACTCCCGACGTGGTGCCGGTTTCTTGCATAGATGTTACCCACTCGGACAACGATGTGACCACGCTGGCGATAATCGGTACAACGGTGTCGGCCATGAACGTACCGAACTCCATCAAGATGGGCATCAGCGCTTCGCCGAGGGTCTGCTGTATGTCGGCAAACTTCTCTTTAAGTACAACCTGTTGCCCTGCGTAGGTGTCCACAGCAGCCGCTGCGCTTCCACCGAATTGCGTATTGAGTTCCGCCATCATGACTTCTTGCGCGCCTGCGACGTTGCCCGCTTCGACCATGGCTTTAATCATGGCTTCTTGCTCTGCGGTGAACTGCACGCCGCTTCGGCTCAGTGCTGCCAAGCCTGCGACGGGGTCGTTCAACGCCTTGCCGACTTGCATCGCTGCGCTGTCCAAGTCCATGCCGAGCGCCTGCGACATATCGAGGATGGATTGCGTCGCGCTTCCGAAGTTCTCGCCCTTGATGTTGGTGAAGGTGGCGAGGACGTTCTGCGCGCCGAGGATGGCGTCATCGGAGAACAACGACTGGCCCGACGTGGCACTCATTGCGCTCGCCATGTTCGCCATCTCGGTTGCGGTTAATCCGGCGGCGCCTCCCGTCGATTTGATTACCGCTTCGGTTTGTGCCATCACAGATTGGAACGCCGAAGCCTCGTCGATTGCGCCACCGATAAAATCAGTAACCGCACCGATGGCCTGCTTGCCCAACTGCATCGCCATGCCTGCGATGCCTTGGCCGATGCCTTGCAAGACACCGGTCATCGTAGCGCCCATGCCAGAAAACGACGAGCCCGCTTTGCCAGCGTTTTTGCTGACGTCGTCGAGCCCGTCGTTTACGGCCTTGGTTGTCTTCGTTGCGTCGTCTTCGCTCTTAAAGCGAATCAGTACTGTCTCTTCGGCCATTACTTCTTAGTCCTTCGCTCGCGTACTTTGCGTTCGACTTGCATCATGGTGAGATCTTCGTGAATGACTCGCCATGGTACCGCTTCCAGTTCCGTCGGTGTGCAATGGTACACGTCGCGACACATAATCAGCCGTATATATTCCATTGGCGCCTCCTCGCCCACCCAAAGGTGTGCGCTCAGCGCCTGTTTTAGTTTCCCAGTGATGGCGACAACGAACCGAGCACGGCTTTGACGATTGCCGGAAAGTGCTTCGCCGGAATGTCTTCAAAGGTCCCCTCGGTGACGGTGACACACTTGCGCAGAATCGAGACGGTGACCGCGAGGTCGTCTTTGCCTGCCTGCAGTTTGATAAGATCGCCAATGGTTAACTTCGAATCATCGACGGTATATTCATGTGACATGTGGGGTGTCTCCTTTGTAGAAATTGTGTGGGGCTAAATGTTGGCACGCGGTCACGCCCCACCATGACCGCACGCCCTACTATGCGACGTCAGTGTACGTGATGCCCGGACAACGTACAGTGAAGGAAACCATGAGCGCATCGGCTGAGGATGCGTCAACGGCTGGGTAATCAATCGATGTGATGTAGCCGGTGGCTGCGGTCTCGATCGTGTTGGCTCCGGAGCCTGCGCCACGTGGCACCCATTTGATTTGCACTGCGCTCTTCGCTGCGAAGGCTGCCTGCGCAACCATGAACGGCTCCGTGGTGACGGTCTCGGTGTACAAGATGTTTACCGTCACATCGACGGGCTCATACTTGCCCAACAGAATGATTGCGCCGCTCCCGTCGAGCGTGTAGGTGTCGGAGTTCATCACCGTTGCGGTTGCAGCGTCTACGCTCTGCGTGGCTCCGCTAATGTCAACGTACGATCCAGCGCCAACTTTGATGCTTACGGTTGAAGCAACGCCGTTGACTGCGGCTGTTGTTTGTGCCATGGTTTAGTCTCCTATTGGTTAATCTCGCGAAATACAAGGGTCGCCACAACGGCGTCATAGTTACGGCCCGATGCCGCTGGGAATTCCAAGACCTGCGCACGACAGCGAAGGTCAACAACTGCCCACGATGGCGCCGACAGTGTGCGCACTGCGTTGTGGTACGCAGCGAGGTATGATTCGACGTTTGGCGCAACATCGGACAAACCAAGCCCCATCCCCGCCGAGCGGAGTAGTGCAAGGTCTGTGATAGTCCACTCCGCCATCATCACATGGCCAGTACCGCCGAGGGTCTTGGTTTGCACTCTTGCGGAACTCATGCCAATAGCGCTGATGATACGCATGGGGATGTCCGCAATTTCTGCGGAGTCCTTCAGCGATGACCCGCGGTATACCGTGGTCACACCGCTGACACTCATTGCCTCGACCGCGTCAAGGATGCTGTCGAGTTGTGAACTCATGAGTGCCTCACGTATTTCTTTATGATGGTTGATACATCGGTCGGAAACCGTGCGGGAGCCATGAGCACACCGTCAGCGCTGATGATGTTGCGGTCTGTATCCGGGCCGCCTTCGCGCCTCCGGTACAGATATGCCCCGAGCATCAACGTGGCGCTTACAATGTCCGCTGGTGGCGTTGTAGAGTATGCGAAGCGACCGACCACCGCTATGGAATACTCCGGCGAACCGGTGAATGTCCACTCAATGTTTGCGCTGTCTTTGAGTCGGATTGCGTACCATGGCTTGATGTTCAAATCAACGGTCACGACGTCCGACAGTGAAACTGCGGTGCCGTTGCCGTTGGTTATCGACGTCAATGCACAGAGGTCAGCACCGAGCCACAGCGTGCGCCCGTCGTCCTCGAGATCGCCCAACACGTCACGACGGTACAACGGTGTGTAATAGCGCGTGGTGTCTGCGGACGCTTCGAAGAGCCGGTGCGTTTGTCGCTCTATTTCGGTCTGCGCACGGGTCACCGCGTTGCTTAGTTGTGCGTCGTCCGTCGTTGCGGTTGCGCCGATGTACGCACGCAAATCCGCTGCGGTTGCGTATGCCATTTAGACTACCTTCGTGGTGCGCTTCGGCTTCTCGACTGGCTCTGATTCCACTGCGACGGCTGAGCCTTCGTCAATGAGAATCTTTGCATCAACGTCGCTGACTTCGATGATATCCCCGGCTTGGTACGGTGTGCACGCCTTGGTGGCTGCGTCACGGAACACGATGCCGGATAACATTTGTACTTTCATTGTGGGGTCTCCGTTTGGTAGGGAGGTGTCAAGGAATCCTTGACACCTCCCTGATTGACTAAGCGTGGACGCCGACTGCGAAGGCTTCGATTTGGGTCACGTCGCCACCGTAGCGCCATGATGCGACGATGTAGGTCAAGCCCTTGCGCACGTCGCGCCAGCGCTCGATCTGGACACCGCTTGCACGCTCGACGAATGCGTAGAACGAGTAGTTACCGAAGATAATCGACTTGTTGGTCGTACCGATTGCGGGAATCTGTGCCGACAACATCACCGGCCAACCTTCGACCGTGCGCTGACCATTCACCGTGTCGGTGATGCGGTTGTAGTTGGTCAGGTCGAGGGTCTTCAATGCGCCCCAAGTGCTGTTCTGCATGATGAAGCCGGTCTGACCGTTGGTGAGGTATTCGCCTGCAACGTCGGTGCTCAGGCCAACGATTTGTGCGTTGGTGATTGCCGTTGCGCTGAATGCGAAGGAATAAGAAGTAATGGCCGAAGAGACCGTATTAATTCGCTTTAAGAGCGAAGACGAAGCAAGTAAGGGTACGAAAGCCGTCAACGACGGGCTCGACGATGTGGTCACAAAGACCGGCAAAGCGGGCTCGTCGTTCTCTGGCATGGGAACCGTCATGAGTGGCGTTTTGCAGGGCGTCGGCCAAGCGCTTGGCGGCTTCGCTATGCAGATGGGAAGCAAAGCGCTCGGTGCGGTCACTGATTTTGTCAGTGGAAGCATTGGCGAAGCATCAGCATGGAACTCAGTATTTGCGCAGACGCAAGCGGTGGTAAAGTCAACGGGCGAAGCCGCAGGATTGACCGCAGACGAGATGGGCGAGATGGCGTCATCGATGAGCGCAAGTGCAGGTGAATCACTATTCTCTGATGACGCCATCCTTGGCGCGCAAAACGTGCTTGCAACGTTTACCAACATCAAAGGGCAGAACTTCGGCAGTGCGACGCAATCCATCCTCGAT